CGTCGCCGTTACCCATGCGGTCGGCGTAAGTGCGATTGGCGATTTTGTCGGGTTGCCGGGCGTAAGCTTTGGCGATTTCCATCGTCTTAAAATACTTTGGAAACACGCGCATCAAACCATCGGCGCTGTAATTTAGATTCTCGGTCAGCCAAACATAGCCGCCAGATTCGTGATGCGTCTGCGCGAGGAATGCCGCGATCCGCTTTGGTGTGTTGATTTCGTAATCTTCCAGCAGCGACCGCCCATCTAATTCAGTTTGCGCACCAAAAAGCGTGTCATACCATTGATCTGGATATTTGCTGTGCGGAATAAATGCCTTGAATGCTTTGCGATCAATCACGATTCAACCTTTCAATCTGTATCTCGCGCCGAAGTTCTTTCATCTTCCGCACTTCATACATTGCCGCCCGTGTTGCGTAAAACATATCGTGATACATAAACGCCAATAGTGGCATCACAATAAAAAACATTAGCAGCACCACCATAAGCGTAATCAATAGTGAATAAGGTATGCCCTCATCGTCGCGCTTTTGTTTGTTAGCCACATCAGACCCGCCGCCCAACTTAATATCAAAACGACTGCCAAACCCCACGCTGCTTTGGCTTTTATTTCCTGCATTTTTCTTTTGCGTTGCCATGCTGCGATCTGTGCCAATCTAATTTCTTCAGCGTGTGCAATTTCCTGTTCTTCGACGATCTGCTGCCATGTGTCATTCCATCTCTGATACAGCGATCCCAACTCTGGTGGCGCTTGAAATACCATCACTTCACGGATTTCAGCCATCATTGCATCAAGTCTTGTCGTGATTAGAATCCGCTTCAGCGCCCGCCTGCCGACACTCTCATCGCCGCGATAAACTTTTTTTGCGTCAAGCTGTTCCTTTAAGAATGCTTTGCTGATTGCATCGTATGCATCCATCAAAGCGCCAAGCTGGTTGCCAATGTCCGCATATACATCATTGGCATCCGCTTTGGCGATTTCCTGAACTCGCTTTTTTTCGGATTCGTATTGTTCGCGCTGCGCCGGTGTTGGATTGGTCAGCCTGTCGTATTGTTCTTTTAAATCTTTTAATACATCGTTGACATCACCGGCGGCATTTTTTATGTCTTTGTAAAGTTTGCATCCGGCCTTGACCGCCGCGACCGCAGCATTTGCAGTTGCCAGCAGTGTGATCGGATCAATTTTGACACCCGATTATTTCCCAAACTTCGATTGAATACCAATCCAAAGCAAGCTTGCAAAGCCGACCGCAACCACACCGACAAATGCCATCGTGCTGTGGTCGGCAATCTTGCGCAGCTTTTTGCCAAAGCGCAAATCCTCGCGGAATTCTTCGACCGATTCCGGGCGATCAATGTCAACGCCCAAAATGGCAAACACTTTTTTGACCGCACGGTCTGCCGCATCTTGGCAGTTTGAATTTTGACAATCCATCATTTTCTACCTAAAAAACTTTCCGACCATCCAGCACACTACCGAATATCGAGTTCCGCTGATTATATCCTCAACGCCATGCGGCAAAAAGCTTGGGAACACAATAACCGTACCCTTTTCTTGCGGTGGATAAATTTTCTCATGTGCAATTTGAAAGTAGAATTTGCCACCTTCAAAATCGTCATTCAGAAAAGCCAAGACCGTTAGCTTGCGGCATTCGGTATCTGGATTCAAAAATGTATCCATGTGCGCCGTATAGCGCCCGCCTGCCGGGTATTTAAGAAACTCGGCTTGGTTGGCATGGGTAATGTCAAACTTCCATGCGCGATGGTTTGCCGCCAATCCTGCCGCCGCCAGCCTGCCGCCAATGTCTTTATAGACCGGCAGCATCACGCGCTCGACGTTGCGTATCTCTGGATTGATTGCGCCATCGCCCGACCCAATAATCGGCGGCAGCTTATCCAGCGGATCATAGGTAGCGATAATCTTGTCGCAAGCATCCGGCGTGAGGATATCGGTATAAACCCATTGCTGATATTCCTGCGGCACTTCTTGCGGCAAATTCAAACTTGGGCGTTTGTCAAATTTCCAATCTGCATATTTGCCGTTAGCATCGACGTAATGCAAAAACACTTGCGCTTGCCATTTGCCTTCGGTGTATTTCTCGCGCCAATGATGCTTGGTCATGCCTTGATACAAGACCGCATCGCCAACATTCATGCGGATTTCGGAAGCGTTGGATTTGTTGATATCGTCGCCCATGTATATAGGCCATACATCGCCATCAAATCCAAGCGTTATTGTTGCGCTGATCTCGCATGATTCTCGGTCAGTGTGATTGACCAATTCATCGCCCGGCGCATATAGCCGCGCATAGGAATATGTTGGATATAACTTGCGACCGGATGCCGCTTCAAAATGCGGCAGCAAATCCACCAGCAATTTATCAAACGTCATTGCCCCATGTATTGCTTCTGACAATGGGCATTGCTCATCTTTCCTAGTTTGTTTTTGTGCAACCAAATCTTTTAACGCCGCAGTCAATTCAGCGCACGAATCTTTGTGCAAAAAATCTTTTAAATGCACATATTTGTTGACGTTAAATTGTGAAATTTTGTCGCACATATTATTTTGTCCTGTCGTGTTTTATTCTTCCGATGGAATTGGTGGTTGCGGAATTCGGCGCAAATTATTTTCAATCCAATACCATTCATTTGCAACGCAATCATCGGGGCAATCAATCCACCATAGTGGTTCAGCCACTTCAAATGTTAACGGTTCAACCTGCGCAACGCGACATCCCGAATTGCCAAGATAATCTATCACTTGCTCTAGGGGTGAAATTAAAGCTTTCATCAATAGAATTCCTCAATAATAACCACGCCCGGCGCACCAGCACCACCGGGAAGTGTTGTTGTTCCCAATGCTTTCCATGCGCCACCGCCACCAGCGCCATAATTGTTTGCCGGTGCCGCAATTCCCGGCCCCGCTGTGCCTCGCCCCGGGCCGCCTAAAGTGAAATAAAATCCACCGCCCGACCCGCCTGCACCACTTAACGGTGCAGTGCCTTGTTCGCCGCGTTCGCCCGATAAATTTATAAGCGCAACTGAACTGGTACCTACGCCACCAGCGCCGCCGGGGCCAGAAACACTTCCCCCCGGTGTTGTTGGCGCGTTTGCGCCACCGGTTGCCGTTACAAATGACCCAAATGAATTTGTACCAGCGCCAGCGGTAATTGGAACCGGCGCACCAATTGCCGGTGCAGGCATATATCGTATTGATGAACCGCCGCCGCCACCACCGCCAGCAACAGCCGGGTTATTTGGCGTTGCGCAAGCACCACCATTACCGCCACCACCAACCACTTGTATTTTTACTGCTTTCAAACCAGCCGCAAGTTTTGTTGTGTAGTCCCAAGTCGCTGGTGATGTATAAGTAACCAATTGATAATTACCACCAGCAACCGATACTGCTGGCACTGCTGTCCATCCCGTTGGGCTTGATGAAACAAGTGTGCCGGGCGTTGTGCCAGTTAATTCGGTCATCGCCGATGTGCCTGCGCCCAATAGCAAAGCGCCGGTTGTAACCGTTGATTTGCCTGTGCCGCCATTGGCAACTGGTGTTTGGTTAAACAATCCCGTTGCAGCATTAAGCTGCCCGCTGGTATTAACTCTGTTTGCAAGCTGCGAAAGATTAAATGCTTGTGTCATGCTGCACCCGTTCTGGCAAAAGTTTGTTGTGAAAGTATTGTTGTGTTGTTTGTTGGCGTTGGTGAAATTGTATAGGTTCCGGTCGCTGTTTGATAATCATTGCCTGCCCCCGACACCCCAATGCATCCATTCAAATACAATTCGAATGCAAGCGGATCATACGAAAAAGAATAGACCGCTTGACCGTTGACCGTGTTGGTTGATATTAATGATGGCGATCCGGCAGGCACTCCAAAGTTATTGTGCGCCAACTGTATGATAGTTAAATTACCTGTTGCAACCGATGGAAAATTGTTAATCACATTTGATGCAAGATCATAATCTTGATCGTTCATAATGGTGCCATTTAAAAACAATATTTCAGCACCAGAAACAATCTGAAATTGTGTCGGCGAATATGTTGCTGCTGCGCTTAACGACACATCCCATCGACTAAATGTGCGATATGTCGAACCCAATGCTCGGTACCTATAAACCGAATTGCCTGCCGTTGCCGTGAATGTGGTGGTAAATACAATTTGTTTGGTTGCGTAATTGATCGACGATACTGTGTATTGCGTTGGCGATCCGGTATTTGCAAATGTCAGCACATCGCCTGCGTTAATTAATTGGCTTGGCAAATTTGAATATGTCAGCGTATTAGTTCCCGATCCAGATGCATACGCAATGTCCATACTTGCATAATAGACGGCGGTGCTTGTGGATCGGAACGAAATGATTGTTATGTTTTCGCCTGCCGCGCAAGCATTTAACAGCGTGACCGATGTGGTTGTTTCTGTGTATTCGCTTGTTGGAACCAGCAATATGCCGTTTCTAAATACCCAGTCTTGCCCGTTTATATAACCAGCATTTCTGGTTGTTGGCGTAAATACAGTTTGTCCTGCTGTTGCAACTGCTTCCCATGATGTAAAGAAAAATCCGTCTGGTGGAATAAGACCAACAACGCGACCATAAATATCAACGGTCAACTGCGAAACGGCGCTAGTAAATGTTGGCGCACCACCAAAATCAAGAAACTGCGCAAGCGATCCGACCAACGTACCATTAGGGTTGTTGGTAATTGCAATCTCGCCACCGCCCACTGTTGTTGTACCTGTGGTCAGCAATTGCCCTGTGCGTACATCTAAATCAATTGAATTATCGCCATCCGGCAGCGCCGACCATATTGATGGATCAAATGTCGATGCAGGCACATAAGCCGCCGTTGATGCCGCATAAGCTGCTGGCGCTGTGCCAAAACTGAATGTGCGCCCAGTTCGGTTGATATAGCAAAGCTTGTTTGCTGTGCCGAATGTCGGTTGCGCCAAATACCAAGTATAGTTTGCCGGGTTTGTGCTGAATGATGATGATGACGAATTAAATAACCCGTAATAATTTTTGCCAATTGGGCTTGACGATAAGCCGGTGCCTGTCAAACTATCGCCATAAGCGACGATCAAATATTGATTGGCATAAGTAAATGTGGTTGGTCGCCATTGAAACAAAGTTGATGCCGACGAAAATGGGCTTGATCCTAATTCATTGACCATGCGCACAAAGAAATACCAATTGCCTGCGGCAATGCCTGTCAGCGTGACCGGTGGCATAGCAACGCCCGGCACATACGGGTTGCCGTCTGCCTGTATCGCTGTTGTGCCTGCAAAGATTCTTTGCGCTGTGGTTGGATTGGCAAAAGCGGAATACCAAATTTCAGCATATTCAATAATGCCTGCCGAACTAGCGGTAACATTAACTTGAAATGATGGATTAACTGCGCTTGGGTTTATTGAAGTTATTAACGGCGCAGTTATCGTGCCAAATACTAGTGGATCGGCAAGCCCCGTATTTGGTGCCGTTTCAAATTGCGTAATTGATGCATCGTTATAAACGGATGCGTTAAATTCCATTAGCGATAGTGCCGCGGTAATGCTGCCATCCGTATCAAATTCCTGCACTATCTTTGCAATTCTAAATGGCTTGGCCGACCAACCATAATTAGTATTGGTAATCGTTACAATGTCGCCTGCTTCAAGTTGCAAGCCAACGTAATTAATTTTGACCTGTACTTGCAAATCTTCCCGACATGATTTCAGAAATCTATTAGCAAGCAATTGCGCCCTTGCACTATCGTTTACAAACTGCAATGTAATTTGCTGTTTGTTTACCGGTTCATTCGGAAACAACAATGTTGGATCAATAACCGCAAGATCAAATGTTGCGCTGTTGAATGAATCCTGTTGTGTGCCATCGGGAAATTTAACCTCGGCAATATTAAAGCTGTTGCTGATGTCAACTGGCGTAATGGTCAACGCCGAAATAATATTTGAGTCATCCAGCGCAAGCGATACCGAATAAGTCGGTGATTGAACAATTACGCCCCATTCAGCAGTGATTTCATTGTATTTGATCAAGCAATCGCAACTGTTTGCCATCAATTGCAAGTTGGTCATGATGGGTTGCGATGTGTTTAGCAACCCGTTAAATCTAAATCTTGGTTTTGATAAAGTTCCAACACCAATAACATCGTAATTAATTAATTGGTCAGAATAAACATCTAATGCTGCCAAACTTGCCGAATCAACTTGTGATGACAATAATGCAGCGCCATATCGCGTCGATTGCAAGTAATCAGAAATGCAATCGCCCGGCTTTGTGCGTGAGTTGGTAAGCTGAAATAAAACTTTATCCAGACCGCGAATATTTGCTGATTGACTATATTGCAATTTAATAATTGCAAACGCGCAATTAGTCATTTGCTTTGTTGAATTCCACTTATATACTAAAGTGGAATCTGACATGATAGTAATTGCGCTGTTTGGCGTATTAGTTGGCGTACTGCTGCCGTTGCGGTAAAAATAAAAATTCATTTTTCCGGCAACCGATGTATCTGTCAAATTGGTTGATTCATCTAACAATCCATTTACTTTTGTTAAATCGGTGCCATCAAAAACAACTTTTTTGCCGCCCCAATACACATTGCCGAATGTAAATGTATCTCCACCACCGCCGCCTTCGGTGTTTGTAACTTCCGACAATGCAATGACGTAATAGATAACTTGGTTGTTGCTGCTAATACTCATGTCAATCAGTGTGCCGCCTGTGTAAGCGGTGCCATAGATCACTGGTAATTTGTTATCGCCTGCTGGTGGCGCTGTAATTCTTGCGCCCGGATCAAGGTTTGCCGATGAATTAATTGTTGGTTCATCCGGCGCAAACACTCGCGCCACGATTGCCGATGCAACCATGTTGACCGCAAAAGCAAACACCGCAGATGAGTTATATAGTGCGGCAGCTTTTACGAACGCAGCAACAATTGATGATGGCATTATCTAAACCAAGTTTCTTCAAGTTTTTCAAAGCCAAATTTTTGGTATTTCAAATCTGGCGAATTGTTCATTTTCGACATTGTGTAAAAATGAATTTTGCCTTGCCGCTTCCATTCCTCGCATTTTTCAATATACGCAGTCATCAATCGATATCCAGCGGTGCCGCGCCGGTGGTCTGGTTCGACCCAATACGCCACTTCACTGCACTGATATGTTTTTGGATTCCAGATATTTGGAATCTTGGCGCATATCAACATACCCGTTAATTGATTATCCTTTTCCGATACCAGCACAAACCCAATGCCTGCAATGATTTCAGTAATCATGCGCCCGATATATTCTTCATCATCGGCATATTTCAAAACATCCAGCGGTGCCGCCGCCCGGTAATGTTTTAACATTTCAATGATGCCATCGACATCAAACTTGTTTGCCTCTCTTATCATGTCTTATTCCTAATTTATGATGTTGCTGGCGCACCCTTGCCAAAATAATAATTGATGGTGGATATGTAATTTACTCGATTCATGGATGTGTCGCCGCTGTTATAGAACTGCCATGAATTGTTGTTAGTATATCTGCCTGCGATCCGGTTTTGTAGAATCAATTGAACCGACGATGCCGACACGGTAGCCACGCCAACATAAGACCGCGCTTCTTCCATCCATTGTTCGGCAATTGAAAATGAATTGATGTAGCCATTAAAAAATTGGTACAAGCCGCCGGTGCCGCCGGTCGTTATCAGCGCATCATTCTGATCAAAAAACCCATGCCACATTTCAATCTGCGAACCTTTGAGTTCAGCGCCCAAAACTAGCGCCAGCATTGTTGTATCAATGCCAACCAGCGTGACCGTTGTTTCTGCTGCGGTGGATTTGATGTCACGCTGAACCGAGCCAACAGATACAAGCTGCCCAAGGCCGGAAAATGGCGATGCGTCAACCGCAGAAATCGTTAATGCCGTTGGTGTAGTAGCAAAGCGATATGTGGCGCTCGGCGTTGTAATCCGTACAAAGTTGGCATAGCGAATATTATTGGTATTCTGAACCGGTACGATGGGATTCATAGCACCGCCTCGATTGCGCGAAAGCCGCCGTTCCAAGCAATGAAAGAATCATTGGTCATTGGCACCAGCGTATAAGTTGGATAATCGCGCATGATGACCGGGAAAGTCACGCCGGTATAAGTGCTGCCGCCCAAGCTGGTGGTCGTGCCAAATTGCCCAATAACCGCGCCAATCGGCGCTGCCACTGTGGTCATTACAATACGATGAACTGGTATGCTTACAGTCGCGCTGCCGCCCCGTTGCACGTCTGCTGTGGCGATGTAGGCGTACCGATCAATTTGGATAAAGTCGCCCGTTCTAACAATAAACGCGCTGCTAGATATTGATGGCAGCGTACCTAAAACAATTGTCTTGCCGGTTGTGCTGGTTTGAATTGTGCAAGCATCAATTTGCAAACCAGTCATATTGCCGCGATAAGCGATATAGTTTAGCCAGCCGGTCGAACCAAAATTTAGGTACTGCTCATTCTGCCGATCAACTTCGCGCAACGTCGATAGAATTGACCGGCTTTGCGAATAAAGCAAGTAATTCATCGGCTTGATTTCAAACTCAAACGGCTGCACTGTCAGAATCTCTGCGGTGCTGATCCGCATATTCCTCGACAGCATTTGCCCCACGAATTTGTGATCGTTAATGCCGACCGATTCAGCGACCGCAAGAATGTTTTGCAATGCCATGATTACCTCGAAATCGGAACCATGCGGTTCGCGGATTGGTAAGCCGCCCAAATGGTCTGCTTGTTTGATGCTAAAAATTGTGTTGCCGATTGCGTATCAATGGCGCTCATGTTGGCAATGTAATTGCCGTTGACCGTTAAGCCGCCACCGCCGCCCATCATTTGCTGCCATGATCCGTTCGGTATGATTGTGCCGGGCGTTCTAGGAATAAACAATTCAGCGCCATTTTCGCCGACAATCGACGGGCGATCAACATAGCCGCCAGATGCAAACCCTTGCAAATCTGTCGCTGGATTTTTTATGCCAAATGTTTGTTTAAGACCGCCCCAAATGCTGCGGAAAAACATTGCTGCCTGCGCTCTCATTTCCATATAGAGCAAATCTTTAATGATGCTGCCAGTAAAATCTTTGAAACTTCCTTTGCCGGTTTCGACAAATGTGCGCAACGCTGTTTCCATGTTTGACATTACTGAATTGAATGCAGCCTCACCACGCAATGACGCTCTTTCCGATGTTTCGGTGTATCGTTTAAAAGCCTGATCCCAACCAGCAGCCCACGAATTTTGGCGCTGCACTTCTGCATCAAAGTTTCTAATTCTTGCTTCGTTTTCCAAGTCCAAATATTTTTGCTGCGTGTTATATACATCTTCAATCGCTTGTATTTTTACATCATATAATTTTCTTGCTTGTCTTTGTTCCTCGGCAGGAGCCAATTCCAATTCTTTTTTTGCCGCCTGCATTTCTTCCAAACGCGATTTATATAAATCAGCATCTCTATTGGCAAGTTCATTTATTAATCTTCTTCGCTCGTATTCATTTGTGGTTAAAGTAAACCTTTCTTTTTCTAATTCAATTTGGCGTTTTGTGTTGTTGTAATCCCATTCGGCAGCCCATTTTTTTTGGTCTGCTAAATCTTTTACTATTTTTATTTGAGCATTATATTTTTCAATTATCTTATCGCGTTGCGACATTTCGATATTTCTATTTGCCGAACCCTTTGAATCTTTTCCACCTTCGTCTGGTTTTAAATCTTCTGGTTTACCGCCAAACAATTTATCCAATCCAAAATAAGCGCCAACACTTCCAGCGGCAGCTAAACCAAGCAACCACGGATTTGTTACTGTCAACACTCTCAATGCCGCAGCCAGTTGCATCACGCCCTTGACAGCAGTCACGCCAAACGCCACGCCAATGGCAACGCCTAAAACTTGAAATGCTTTGGTCATTGCTTCGATGCGGCTTTCGGATGGAATTTTGTTAATTAAATCCGATACCGGCTTAATTGCCATAAGCGCCGCAATTGCCATATCATTAAAAAATAATTGGATTTTTTGTGCTGCGTCTGCCGCTGCTCTTATAGCTTTTTCTTGTTGTTCAAATGAGCCAGCCGCGTGACTAGCATTGTCTGCCATCGCTGCAAAATTAACGCCCTTTGCCGCTTTGCCAAATAACTCAAAGCCAAGTGCGTTGCGCCTTACCTGATCATCAATTTTTGATAACCCGACAAGCGTTTTGTTTTGCAATTCCTGTTGGCTTAATGTGGCAATATCTTTTATTGATACGCCAACTGCGGCAAACGAATCGCGCAGCTTGTCGCTGCCTTGTGCCGCGCCATCAATGGCATTAGTAAATGACGAATAGAACTGACCAACCTTGTTTGCATCGCCGCCAGATGAAATCAATGCGTGTTTAAGTTCTAATACTTTGGCAATGGTAGTGTCATTGGCATCGGCAAGATCAGCAATCTCGTCTGCCGCGTGCATAGCTGCCGCAGCAAATGCAATGAATGCCGCGCTGGTGGCGGCAAATGCCGCTTTCATTCCTTCGACGGTTTGCTGCGTTTCTTTTAATTGCTTTTTAAATTCTTTGCTTTTCTGTTGCGCAGCGTCAACGCCTTTTACAAAATCTTTAGAATCTAGACCAAGAATAGCCCCAAGCCGCGCAATGACGTTCATTTCTTTGTGTCCTTAGAATTTCTGCTTTGATAGCGTTGAATTTTTTTCTGCAATTCATCCGACAAAGTTTGCAAAATTGTTGATTGGTTTGCTTCCAAAGACGGGCGAATAAATGGTTGCCCTGCTCTTTTTGCCGTTCCGAATTCTTCGCCTAACGATACTTTTGATTGCTTTACTGATAGAATTGCAATTGCTGCATCAGTGTCGTAAATGTATTTTGATTTTTTATCTCGGTCACTTGGCCGCCTTGCTTCGACAGTAATGCTGTTGCGCATTTCGCCAGTGTTTGCCCTTGCCAATGATTTGGCATATGGCATTGTAATTTTCATGGCGTTGCGCAACGCCGGTATCAACACCTTTTTATTAACATCTGTATAGCCGAACTCATTTCCCATCTGCGTCAAGACGGCATCAAAGTCATCAAAGCCATACGTTTCAATTCTCATCTTTTGCCTTTAAAAAATTCGGCGCACCGGGTTTCATCGTCATAAACTCAAGCAATCGCTGGTTTGCCATTTGCCGCTTTTCCTCATCCGATAATGGCTTGTATATGTAATCGTGCATAATTCCCAGGATTCCATGCAGTGAATAACTCGGCGCATTTTGTGAGCGCATATAATTAAACACTGCCGTTGTTAAGTATCCCAATGTATTGATTACAACTTTATTCCCAATTAACCCATCATTAAGCGCGACCATCACCAATTCGAAATCTTCTTCTGTCATTGCATCTGGATTCGCCCCATGCGCAAGCATATAAGCGCGAGTCTGCAAACGCAATGACCCAATCAGTTTTTTCGCGTTTCCTCATATCCCGGCGAAATTACTTCCGCAATTTTCTTCATCAACTCGATCTGCACCGCAAACGGAAATTCTTCATCAACATCGGCATAGCTAATTCTGTTCATGTCGAAGCCTTCAATTGTAGGCACCAGCAAGCGAACCATTTGAACAATTCGTTCCTCGGTCTTTGCCGACATGATTGCAAGTTCTTTGATCGATTTTCCGTTGACGAATACATCATCTTCGGTCTGCTCAATTACCGCATCTGGATCGCTGCTAAACGATTCTTTCAAGCTTTCAAATTTGGTTTGCCATTCGGCATCATCCACCGCTTTGGAAATTGCTTCCATCTCGGAAGCCAGCGGAACACGCACCCGAAGCTTTTGCCCCGCCATTGTGAATTCGCGAATGCGGATGTTGTCAGGATTAATATTGAGCGTTGCACCAAGTTTCATTGTCTTATCCTTTTTTAATAATGCCGTTGTATATTTCATTGTTCAAATCTGTTACATATTGAACAATTTCCGATGGTGACATTTTATCGGCATGATTCGCCGCGATTGCGTGAACCAATGCGATGCCGGTCAACTTTTGTTGTGGAAAGCCAAACCAGCTTTTAGGGGCGATCAGCGATTGCTCAAGCAAATACCCAAGCAAGTCGCCGTTGTTGTTGATTTGTGTTGTCATATTTTCTCATGTAAAAAAGCCCCCGAAGGGGCGATAGTTTTAGTTGTTTGACCAGCCGTATTGACCACCGCGAGGATGAACTGTAAAAATGCATTTTGCTTCGGCACCCGGTTGCGCGTCGATTTGGAACTGCGACACACGCCCGTTGAATGCATAAGCAATTGTATTTGTGCCATCAACCGCAGCAGCCACAAACGTGCGATCTACGGTGCCGCTGTATGCGTCTGCTCGGATTTGCAGCAGTGCCGCGTCAGAAGGATTCCAAGTTGCGGTAATTGATAGCGATGTTGGCGCAGACTGCGTTGGAATCTTATCTGATTGGCGCGACCCGGCAACAGAAAAGTTTGCCACCGCATCATCTTGCCCAAATGCTGGAATTGCTTGCACCGGAACCAGCACACCGTTTACGCCAGTACCGTTTGCAGAAGTGCCAACAATCGCCGCTACTTGCGCAGTCCATACCGACAAGTTTGCAGTGGTTAATGGCGTTGGCGTTGCAGCCGATTGCATAAACAACGATGCACTAAAGCCCGGCAATACTTTGTTCGGAATAGCCATGATTGTTTCCTAGTTAGACGTTATTCGACCAGCCGTATTGACCGCCGCGAGGATGAATTGTAAATATACACTTTGCCTCTGCGCCGGGTTGCGCGTCAATCTGGAATTGCGACACGCGACCATTGAAAGCATAGTAAACAATATTTGAGCCTTCAGTAGCAGAAATCACAAATGTGCGATCAATCACGCCACTGTAAGCATCGCCGCGCATTAGCAGCAGGTTAGTATCCGCTGGATTCCAAGCGGCAGTAATTGAAAGCGAAGTCGGTGCCGATTGCGTTGGGATTTTGTCCGATTGCCGAGCGCCAGCAACCGAGAAATTCGCCACTGCGTCATCTTGACCAAACGCCGGAATTGCCTCAACCGGCAGCAGGTTGCCCGATACCGCAATCGGCGAAACACTTGCCACCAAAGACAATTGCGCAACTGTAAGTGGTGTTGGTGTTGCCGTTGGTTGGCAATATAGTGCAGCCGAGAAACCCGGCAATACTTTATTTGGAAGCGCCATTTTTTAATTCCTCAAAAAAGTTAAAAATTTATTTTATGTCGGAATATCCATTGTGCAATCTAAGTAAATCGAATGTAAGCCGATGTCATTGTCGAAAGTATTGAAAAGCCAGTCGATATCAATCTTGCTCACATAAAATCCACCAACACCACCAAACTGCCCGCTGTATCCATGCAATGCTTGTATTATCGTATTTGCTATGCTGAATGCATCTTGCAATGTGCCAGCATAAACATTGGTTTGAAATATTGGTCGATCAATACCTTTTACCGATTGCGTTGTGCCTGTATAAACTGGTTGATGCACATTGCGCAGATTCCAAGTTATAAATTTTTGCTGTGTTGCAAAGTTCCTGTTAAACGATCCATATACCGGCACCGGCGAAGCTGTGGCAGTCAATTGCGCTTGGATTGCCACCGCATAATTACTTGGGTTGTTTTGCCCCGCCATTGTTATACCTGTGTCGATGGATCATTGCGGTAACATAAAAACGTCACTTTTTGCCGATCATTAGATTCTGTCACGCTGTCAATTCGCCAATCGTTACCGCGCCAAATGATCGAATACAAATTCTGGTTGTCGTACATATCGCGTGTGAATGGCGTGAAGTTAAACACAAAATAAATCAGGCCTGCATACACTCGATATTTATCAGTAATCCGAACATCGTTTTTTACTTCTTTGATTTCCGGCTTACTTTGAAACTTTAATGTTTTCGTCGTTACCGTATCGCCGTATGCGGATGTCGCAAACGACAATGTATATACTTGCGCTTCTTCATATCTTGCGACCATTACATCACCAGCGGCTTGTAATTTCGCAACAGCGTATCCACG